TCGATTATATTAAACGCAACTGGTGCCCAATTAGAAAATACAACAGCAGATAGTTTTGTAGTTAAGCCAGTACGTAATGCTAGTGGTACACATAGTATGGAATACAATCCAACTACAGGTGAAGTTACATATGACACACTTGCTAGTGGTGGCTTACCTAGCAGATCCCCTCCAATCGGCGCAACAAGCAGTTTAGCTGATGCCGCACAAGCAGACTTGGATATTACAGGATTCAAATCATACACATTAATGGCTATCACAACAGACAAAGCGGCCCGTGTAAGATTGTATGTGAATGCTGCAACAAGAACAGCAGATGCGGCAAGGGCAGAGGGTATTGATCCAACATCAGACGCAGGTGTTATTGCTGAAGTAATTACCACAGGCGCAGAAACTGTTATTATTAGTCCAGGTGCTATTGGATTTAACTTAGAAAGTTCGCCAACTACAAATATACCATGTAGAGTTACAAACAAAAGCGGTAGCACAGGTACTGTACAAGTAGGCTTAACCATACTACAACTGGAGGCGTAACATGGAATTGTTCCAAGTAACACTAAAGCATGGCGAAGACATTAATGCTTTCTATGAGGATATGGAAACACCAGGTGGTGCTCTAACTATTCCAGATCGTAAAGTAGAGTGTGCCGCAAGACGCCCAACTTCAAGAACCACAGGCTATATGCTTACTATGGAAGAAGCAATGGAAGTAGCCGATGACGACAGAGTTGAACAAGTTATACCACAAAGTGTTTTAGATAGAAACATAGATAAACCAGCAAGTACTTTCACAGGCAGGTTTGACAAAGGTGTTCCAAGCGGTTCAGCGCCGTTTACAAAAGCAAATGGTCAAACAGGAATGAAGTATACTGTTGATCACAAAAATTGGGGCATACTAAGACACAGTGAAGGCGCAAACAGAACCAATTGGGGATCAAATGCTTCATTATCAGATAGATATGTTGATGACAGTGTAACATATTCAGCAAGTGGTAAAAATGTAGACATTGTTATTGTTGAAATAAAAACATTAAGCGACCACGCAGACTATTCAAGTAGAGTAGTGGACTACAACTGGGGTCAACACTACAACACAATCACAGGTGGTACTAACTATACATACAGCAACGCAGACGCTCGTGACAACTATGGCGCAGAAGACAAACATCCCACAGCAGTCACAAGTTATGCGGCAGGCACACTATACGGACTTGCCAATGATGCAAACATATACATGTTTGACAAGACTTACGAAAAATCAAAGTCAGGCGGCAGTAGTGATGATAGAACTTATGCCTACATCAGAGAGTTTCACGCAAACAAAAGTATAAATCCAGCAACAGGTAGAAAAAATCCTACTATTGTTAATATTAGTTTGGGAACACAGACCCTAGTAGGCGGCGGGGCCGCTTTAATTCACTTCCAGGGTGTAACTACAGACAACGGCACAGGCAATGATCTATTAGCCGCAGAACTAAATGCAAGAGGTATATATGCAAGTGATCCTGAGTGGACAGACAATCAACAATTTAGTGTAAATTCGCAAGTCCTACTAAGTGATATGCAAGATGCTATAACAGATGGAATTATTATTGTAGCATCGGCAGGCAACGAAAACAGATACACTGATGTGTCAGATGGCGACAACTACGATAACTATATTGTTAGTGAGGGGGCATATTTCTTTAAAGATTACTACTTTGGCGGTAATTATCCATTTAGATATTACTATCATCGTGGCTCCACTTATACGTTCAATGGTGCTATTTGTGTAGGTGCGTTAGGAGTTAACACAAATCAAGGCAAAGCAGGTTTCAGCAGTTGGGGACCAGGTGTCGATGTATATGCCGCAGGAGTTGGTTGTTTTGGCGCAGGAGAAAGTAGCAATATTATGTTTGGTGTTCCGTATCCAGGACAAGAAGCAAATACATCAAACTGGGACACAGTACAGTCTGGATCAGGAACAAGTTATAGTGCGCCGTTCGTAACAGGTATGTTAGCTTGTTTAGCAGAAATATATCCTAACCTTACACACGCACAAGCAAGAACATATTTACACGACAATGCTGTAACAGGATTAATGGTAGACACAGCAGACGCAATAGATGTAGACACAGACACAAGAACAAGCATAGACGGTAGCAGCATTGATAGAATAGCATTGTGGAAGAATCACAGAGCCACATCAGGCAATATGGCGTTCAACACATATAACAAAGATGTTAACAATAAGCCTACAACTGGTGCTATCTATCCTCGTACAAGAATACGCAAGCGTGGGTAAATAGTAGTATGACAAATATAACCGCAGTACCATACTTTTATGACAAACAATTTAGACGCTATATTCAGCAATTTATTCGTATCTTTGCGGGCTTTCAGTATGTTAAAGGATACACTGAGCAAGGCGAGCCAGTGTATCATACAACACCCGTTCGTTATGGTGATATTAGTCGTATGGCGGCACATATACAAAGAGAGAACAGTGAGAATACATTAAGCACTGTGCCTTTTATTAGTTGTTATGTTACTGATTTACAACCAGATGTAAACAAACGAGTGTTTCCTCAGTTTGAAGAAAAAATGACTGTTATTGAAAAAGAGTATAATACTACTACTAACAGTTATCAAAATAAACAAGGCAGTGTGTACACAGTAGAACGTCATATGCCAGTACCTTATACGTTAAGAATGCAAACTGACATATGGACAAGTAACACAGATCAAAAAATGCAAATGCTAGAACAAATACTAGTATTGTTTAATCCAAGTCTCAACATACACACAACAAACAACCCACTAGACTGGAGTAGTTTAAGTGTTGTTGAACTTGTTAATACACAGTGGACAAACCGTGGTATACCCAGTGGTGTTGATGATATAATTGATATTAGTACTTTAACATTTGAGTTACCAATCTTAATTAATCCTCCAGCAAAGGTAAACAAAAGTAGTATGATTCATACTATCATTACTAACTTACATGAAGTTGCTACTGGAGATGCTGATAGTATCAAGGTGTTAAATGATATTAATGCTATCACTACTAGCTATACAGTAGTAGCAGTTGATAATAAAGTAAAACTAGATGTATCAGGCGGAGTAGCAACAGCACAAATACTAGGTAAAACTGGTGCTGTTGAAGCTGGGCTAAGATGGGATACTATTTTTAAACAATACGGTGCTGAACTCAGAGAAGGCACTAGTCAAATAAGATTTAAACAAACAGACGATCCTGGAGATATGACTACTGATATTATTGGTAAACTTAATGGTGACAGTTCATCAGATACATTAACAGTAACATTAGATAATAGTACTATAACCGCAGATTCACAAACGGCAGTAGATGCTGTAATTGATCCACAAACAAGTTATCCAGGCGATGGAACATTAACTGCTGCTGTGTCTGGCGACCGTTACCTTATACTTAATGACGTACCTAGTGGCGGCTCTTGGGGTACTATATCTGCTAAGAAGAACGACATTATCAGCTATAATGGCACTACATGGAGTGTCTCTTTTGACGCCAGCACTGTTAGTACTACCGAGCATACAACAAACACAACTACTATGGATAAACTTAAATGGAATGGTTCACAATGGGTCAACGCATACGAAGGTACATACAATAGTGGTTTTTGGAGAATATACTTATAATGCTAACAGCTAGTGGTTGTTGCTTTTTAGCTCTCAATACAGGACGGTTAATGCTACAACAACGTAGTAAGACAGTAAGCCATCCACTTACTTGGAGTTTTTGGGGCGGTAAGTCTGAGAAAAAAGAACGCCCTATAGAAACATTGCTACGTGAATGTAATGAAGAAATGGGCGACTTACCTGATATTGAAAAGGTATATCCCATACACACATTTGTAAGTAATGACAAAAATTTTACTTACCATACATACTGTGTTACTGTATTTGAAGAATTTATCCCAGTTACTAATAATGAAACAGCAGGCTATGCTTGGGTAGAAGTAGACGCATGGCCTAAACCACTACATCGTGGTGCTCGTGTAGTACTGGAAAAGGCAGACATGGTTGATAAAATTGTCGCTATATGGGAAAGACAACGCTATAAAGAAGACTTGCCCAATTGGCTTGATAGTTTTTGATACTCATCACTATCCTCACCATAAATTTTCTTAACACGAATCATACGTTTGTTTGATAACTGTGTTTTTTCATCTGATGATTTTGTATTCCATTCAGTAAACCTTTTTAGTATGTGATCCCAATTAACAAACGTATCATAATCAAATTTTGGATTTAGTATATCAATTTCAGCTTGTTGTACACCAGCCTTAATTAAAGTGTTTACTCTTGAAGGTTCTAATCCAGTATATGCTGTAAGAATTTTATTTTTCTTCTTTTTAATATTGTTATCATTACCGTGCTGTACATGCAAACATGTATAATATGCGTTAGCCCATGCTTTAAATGGATCTATAGTGTCATTGACATGCCCAATTGTTTCTTTAGCAATCTCAATATTACAAGGAATACTTACTTTTGATTTAATAAATTTTTTAATATAATCTATATTAAGTAGTAATACTGAATCATCTGCATATGTTAGTCCAGTACTTTGGTGTGCTACAGGAAATTTAACTATATCAGCATCTCCCAATGGATAATTTAGACCAGTAATATTATCAATTTTAACATCAGCATTTATTAACCAAATATGTTTATCAGTAATATCACTTAGTGATTCAAATACTTCAGTCATTGTTTTTTTATTATTAATCAGATGACATGACCGCTCAGTAATATTAGCTAATCTATATTTTTTCATAACAAACTTATCATTGAACGCATAGATATACATTGGGATTAAATTTACTTTATAAGCTGCAATTTGATTACTACGTATTACATTAAGAGGATCAGGCGAATGCGTTGGTACAAGATACAGTGCTTTCCATGATACTGGTCTTTTGCTGTGCGGATTACAACTTGGAAAAGAGTGTATACTATTTTTATTGTGCTGTTCTGGATAAAAGTTCCAGTTAAAATTAGGTTGTATATCATAATCTTTATTTTTTAACCAAACGTAAGGATAGTTATTTTTATATTTTTCTATAACTGACAAGTCTGTAACATCTGATGTTTCAATCACAGGATATCTTTTCCATTGGGAACGTGTAATACTAAATGCTGTTTTAATCATTTATATTTTCCATTTTTATTGCTATACTTCCTATATGTCCACAATTTTTACTTAGGTCAAAATCAACATATAACTTGTATTCATAATTGTGTAGTTGACTACAGAAGTATACATCTTCTCCTGTAAACGTTTCGTGCTGTTCACTCCAAGTTACCTGAAACCATGGACGTGGTATTGTCTTAAAGATACTTATGTCTATTAACATTAGTCCCATGCCAACAGCATATACTGAATGTAACCCACTGTTGTTATCCACAGTATCAAATTTATCAGATTTAAAAGCAGTATTGCGATAAGGCTTTGTTCTAGTACTGTATGTTGCAGCAACTGCCATTTTGTTGTGGTTGTTTAGTCGTTGATATATACTTACTGGAAACAACATATCACTATCTAACCAAAGTATTTGTGTACACTTATCACTCATTGCGCTTGTTGTCAAGCGGTAACGTTGGTCAGATATTATACTGCCGTTTTCAAAATATAATTTGTAGTCTATATTATTTTTTGTTAGATGAGACGTTAGTTGTACTAAGCAATAAGCAAATCCAGTGTGTAACGTATCTCTAACCGGAACACATATACCAAGCATATTACATCATGTTTAGTGGCACAACGTCATCTTGCTGTACTGTTTTTTCAGCATTTTGTACTTCGTTGTTAAGTTGAGAAGAAATAATAGTTGCTTTACGTACACAGTCAATAAAGTAATCATTACCTAAACAAGTCATATCTTCCATTGTTTCTGTGCTTACTTTACCGGTTGCTAATAATTCAATAGCACTGCGTTTAGCTAGTCTTTCTACATAGTATTCAACTTGCTCAACATTATTTTTAAATTGTAATTCATCTGATTTATATTCTTTTTCTAAATTACTTTTAACTTTTTTTAGCATCTTGATATGGCTACGATTCTTTCTCCAGAATGGTGTAGCTTTTGTATCAGTAATATCTTGGATAACTTTCGCATACTTAGATGCGGGTGTTGAACATCTGCCCAAGACAAATGTACTATATTCAAATTCAGACATTATTTTCTCCTATGAGTTTATGGTTGTCCACCGAAACTAGAACTTAGCAAAACTGTATTGCCAGCAGTAATACCTACTTGTGTACCAAGAGCACTCATTGTTCTAGTAGTACCACTAGTAAACCCATAGTGTATTTGCACTTGGTTTATTGATATTTGACTACCTGTTGCTGGTAATGCCATAGTTTCGGTCCTGTTTCATTCTATACTACTATATTTATGTATCATTGTCAATACTATTTTATTATTATCGACTCATTAAATCCTTGACAAGTTTTTTTAGTTCGTCAATTTCTGTTTGCTGTTCTTTTACTGCTTCAATAAGCAATGCTGTTAGTTTTTCATACTGTACAGTTTTATAATCAGTACCTTTTTCAGTATTAATAGCTGCTTCTTTAACTATTTCAGGAAGTACTGCCTCAACTTCTTGTGCGCTAACACCAACTTGTGTACTATCATTATTGTATCCCAAATCTTTTGCTAGTTGATTTTCTGTAAAGTAATATCCATTTAGTTGTTTTACTTTATCCATAGCGTTTGGAATAGTACCATGGAAGTCTTTAAGTCTTTCATCTGAGTAATACGCTACCACATCACCAGCTGATCTTATTGTGCCACCAAAGTAACTTGTTACAGCATCAGCAATATAAACACCGTAAGCAGTTGTAGGCAGTACACCTGCGTAGTTACCGTAGTACAAGTATGTAGTATTTGTTTGCGCTACAGTATCGTTATTGTCGTATTGTGCTTGGAAGACATGTGAAGTACCGTAATGATCGCCTGTGCCGGCTGCTATTTCTATTTCACCGTAAACAGCACTTGCCGTAGTAACGTTGCCTGTATCTGCTATGTTAGTTGTTTTAAAGTATCCACCAATTAACGTATTAGTATCAGAAGTTGCGTTGTCGCTTTGTGCTAAGCCTTGAACTCCAAACACACTACTAACAGCGCCAGCACCACCGTTATCTTCTGCTTTAAAGTAACCACCTGTAACCTGAGAGGTTTGGCCTGTGCTTGGTGTAACTGTCGCATCAGCAAAAACGCCGTAAACCATATCAGCATCACCTGTGGAATCTACATCTAAGTAGGCTCCGTAGACTCTGTGTTCGTGATTAGTACCACCGCCTGTCGCTGTACTATTAAGGTCTATCCAAATGCCACCTTGCTCACGGTCTGCTGTAGTAACAGTTGCGCCTGAAAGGGTTGAAACGATTTCTTGAGCAAAGTAGAAGTCTTGCTCAGGGTTCGTTTGGTTTACAAGAAGACGAAGACCACCGTTGGCGTTGTTGTCTGTATCAATGGTTAGCGGACCAGTCATAGTACCGCCAGCTTTAGGTAAAGCGGCGTTGGCTGTTGTATTAGCTGTATTGGCTGTTGTATAAGCTGTATCCCAGTTAGCATCTTTTCTAGTACCAGCGCCTGTACCTGTTGCTGGTTTAGAATAGATGCCCTCATCAAACATCAGCTTACCATCAGCGAGGATAGTTGTAGTTGCTTCGGTACTACCTAAGACAAACGCTGCACCAGAGCCGTATGTCACTGTATCTGAATGTGAAAATCTCAAATGACCAATTTGACTAGCAGGGACGTTTGAGCTGAAAGAAACACCTACACTGCCACCATTGGTTGTATTTCGTAAATGAAGACTGTCGCCATTCTCGTTAATCGTAAGGCCACCAGTTAAAGTGCCGCCAGCTAGTGGTAGCTTAGTAGCGTCTGCTACAGTAATGTCAATAGACCCGTCAAATGCTACACCGTTAATATTTCTAGCTGTTGTTAGGGTATCAGCGTTGGGGTGGTAATGATCACTAAAATACTGTGTCCAAGTTGTATCCCAAGTGCCGCTTGTTTTACGTCTGCCATAAAGACTTACTGTGTTAGCTGTGCCACCATATGTTTGTAATAGCTGTTGCGATTGGCTTCCGTCTGGTAGTACTAACATAGACCCGTAAGCATAAGGGCTGTTGGCAGGATTGCTGCTACTCCAGTTGTATAGTCCTCTGGTATTGTAGGTGTCTAAGTCATTAGTGTTATTAATAGTAACCTGGTCTATGTTTGCCAAGGTGTGATTATGACTATCATCAGCAATAGCAACGGTCAGTGTAGCATTACCAAGGTTAGTAAATGTAGCTGAGCCAGTGGCATCGCCAGTTAATGTTAGAGTGGGGTCAGCAGTTAAAGGCGGTGGATTACCTGAACTGTAGTAATAAGAACCCTGCTGCCCATCCAGCAAATCAGCATCTAATCCGGAACCAGTACCATCAACAGTCTTGATGGCTGTCAGAAGTTGCGCAGCAGTTTGGTCTGCTGTGGCGCCTGCTTCAATAAGATCTAGCTTGTCTCCATCTACGGACACGTTACGCCCGTCAAAGGTGCTGTTAGTTGTGATAGCACCTGTTATGGCTCCACCAGCTTTTGGTAAAGCCGCATTGGCTGTTGTTGTTGTACTTGTAAGTACGCCGTCTCTTGCGGCTATGTCTACACCATCTACTGTGCCTGATAGTGCTATGTTACCTGTTACGTTTACGTCTTTATTAAAGTCCCACTCGTCATTTGTGCCGTCATATGTGATAGTAGCGTTAGCTCCATCTACAGTAATACCAGCTCCATTAGCGGCTGCGCTGTCAGCGGCGCCACTGGCAAGTGTGATATTTAAATCATCTACTGTTAGTGTTGTACTGTTAATTGTTGTAGTTGTACCATCTATTTGTAAGTCACCTGCGATAACAACCTTACCTGTATTATCGCCAACACCTGCTGGATCAATAGTTAATACTGCTGGGCCAGCTATGTAGCCTGATACAGTTATATTACCTGTTACATCTATACCTGTAGCTGTTGTGGCTAGTTTCTCATTACCGTCATTTAATAGTTTAGCACTTCCAGCTGTAAATGATGCTACTTGCTTTGTAAACGCATTTGTGTATATGTTGAAATTATCTGCGCCTAAATTAAGGTTACCGGCGGCGTTTTCAGATATGTAAACATTATTGTTTGTAGCATGAGCGTATATCTCTAGTTCACCGTTGCCAGTACCTCCAAATACAGCTTTATTACCATTAGTAAAAGATACATCACCTGTTATAGTGCCACCAGCTTTTGGTAAAGCCGCATTTGCTGTTGTTGTTGTGCTTGTAAGTACGCCGTCTCTTGCGGCTATATCTACACCATCTACTGTGCCTGATAGTGCTATGTTACCAGCTACATCAAGTTTTTGACTAGGCGAAGTCGTCCCAATACCAACATTACCTGATGGTAAGATGCGCATAGCTTCTGAGCCATATAGATTAAAAGCTATTATATTGTTTTGACGTTGCTCAAAAATTGCTTGGCCTCCGTTAGAGCCACTACCACTAGTAACAGCAAGGTGAAATCCAGCACCTGAGCCATCACCTGTAGCATCATTCCTCAACGCAAAACGAGCCTGATTAGCGCCGCCGTTTATGACTAACCCCGTACCTCCGCCAACCATTATAGGGTTAGTTGTACCAATACCAACATTACCATTTTCTAATATTCTAACTTTTTCAGACCCAGAACCTGATCCTGGTGTAGCAGCAGTTGATATAGAAAGATTATTTCCATTATTCATTATAGAAATTGCTTTACCAGCTGTTCCATTATTAAGGAATAATCTACTAGAAAGTGTGGCATTG